AGTCCTTCATTGCATACTCATATTCTTATGGGAACCTACATGAGGCCTCTCACTGAAGCCTTACACAGTGAGTGGGGTTTGGATGCAGTCATAACGTATGCTGGAGGTCTCACACCTTTGCAGCTCAATCAGTGGTTAGCTAGTGTATCGTCCCCTGATTGTATGCGGTTTCTACGCCCTGGTACCGTCGCTGTGGAGAATGACTACGCTAAATTTGACTGTACTTACAGCGAATCAGCGCTTAATTTCGTTAAATCAGTTTATTGTATCATGGGCCTTGATATAGAAAAGTTGGGACTTGGGAAGGTATGGGAAGGGTGGGCTAAGCCAACCGGCTTCATGCGAAGTGGACGAAAGGTGGTTGGGCCAATAATGAATGCATCGGGGCGGGATGATACCGCCTTGATGAATGCATTTATAAATGGGACGGTCCAGTACCTTAGTTATTATCATGTTTTGGTTGGTACCGACGCTTGGCTGGACAACAATATAGAACACATTAAGTGGTTCGAGGAAAACTTTCGTGTTATTGTCCTAGGTGACGACAGCCTTACATTGGTACCAGAAAAGACAATGCGAAATGAGGCCTGGACATTACAACAGGTAGTGGCACAAGTGGACAGATATGGGTTCGAAGCTAGAGACGTTAAATTGCGCCATTGCCCATGCGAGTGTGTGTTTCTTGGCAACAGACCTTATCCAGCCCTAACTGAAATCGATGGTTACACCACAACCAGGCCTGTTTGGGGTCCTACCATAGGTAGGAGAATTGTACGACTTTCCTACATGCTTAATTATGAGCGTGCCAAGGATGGGTACGCCTGGCTGCGTGGTATCTGTACCGCCGCCAAACGGAGTTATTCACATGTCCCGATATTAAACGATCTGGTAGAAATGATGCTCCGTGTTAATTTGACCAAGCAGTCTACACCCAAGTTAATAGACCCAAATAAGTTGGACATGTGCTTGGAGAATTGTAGAGAGTCACCACTTTGTGCTGAGGTTTTGATGCACGTCTATGGTATATCCAAAATGGATCGTGATTCGATCAGAAGAGATTTCGACAACGTTACAAAGCTTCCTTCAGTTGTTATTAATAGTAAACTGGAGGAAGTAATATTAATGGATATTTAATCCACCTCAGCACTTTTCGCGAATAGCTTAGTTTCTTAAGTAGTGAAGT